ATTTGTTGTACTGGTATTTGCGTTTGATCTGGATTAGCATCCTTTGTATTTTCAGGCGTTGCATCTCCTGATCTAGGATGTGTATGTGGATGTGGGTGTACGTGGTGATGCCAGTGTACGTGGTCTAATAACCAATTACACAAATCGTACATCCAATCTACAGTTGTTTGACCTAGTAATACTGGTTCATTTGTTTCGCCATATTGACCCAAAAATATTTGTGGTGCATTTATACAAGCGGTATTATTTGTAGTTATAACTACATTATCATTAGCATCTACTGTGTATTCACTGTCAGTGGTCACAGCATAACGTTTTTTACTAAAGTGTAGTGTTTCTGCAAATCTACTGCTCAATACCAATCTATCGGTATTTATTACGATTTGATCGCCATTTAAAGTTGGTAATACAAATGGAGTGGAATTTTTCGGATTGAATCTTACTTGTTCTTCAGTTGGTTCTCCGTTTGACGTTTTGCCAAATATACTTTTATAAACTGTAGTTTTCCAATCGCTTTCTGTTTTTCCACTTGTTATTTGTATTGTGCTGCCATCATTGTTAATATCTTCATCTATTTGTCCACCAAAATTTTTCTCAGATGGAGTTATTTTTGGAATAGGTGGTAACTTGGGATGTAATTGTTGTGGTTCGTCTAAAGAGATATTTCTTTGTCTATTTCTAATAGTAATCTTTGGATTTCCATATCCACCACCACTAGATTCTTTTAATAAATTGCTGTTTAATGCGTAGGATGGATATGATCCTTTATCATTAAGTCTATTATTATCATAAGCACTAAAACGAATTGATTGACCAAATCTACTTTCTATTGCTGTATCTCCTTCGTTTTTTCTAATCAATCTTATAAATGGATTGGAAATGAAATATTCCCCAACATACCCAATGTTATTGTATTTTGAATAAATTGGAGCTGATGTATAAGTAGCTCTATTTCCGTCAAAGTAAAAAGGCACAGCAGGCTTTCCATTTTCACTATATACTGTTTCTACAGTGTAATCTATATTGGTTGGAAAGTTGAATTTATTTAAAGGTTTGCTGTAATAGTAGTTATTGCCTACTTTTTGAACCAATACAAGTTCGTTGACCAATGGATATTGCGTAATAGTTTGATCCAAAGGTATAGCCCAAGGCAATTTTTCCACCGATGATTTTTTTTCTTGTGATAAGATTCTTACTTTGGCCCGTCCTATATATGAAAAATCCACATCGTTTTCTTTGGCTGGTTCATTCTTATAGTTAAGAGGAACTGTTTGTGGATTTATTTTTTGTTTATATTCGTCCTGCAATTTTACGTGATTTTCATTGAAAATCACATCAACTACAACGGCGAGTTGTATAGGTGAACGAATATCAACCAAATCTTTTATTTGTTGATCGTTTAACTGTGGAGATTTATTTGATTTGGATACATCCGTAACTACCATATTATTCGCCTTTACTAATTGTTATAACTTCATCCATTAACTGTTTACGTTCGTCTTCACTTAATACCATTGAATTGCCTTCGCCAGTAGCTTCACCTTTTGCTACCAATCTTTGTATAACTGCGGCTAATTTGACCAATTGTTCATCGTTTTTAACGCCTACATCATAATAGTCTTTTATCATAGGCACTACGATAGTAGCGTCGTTAACAGTTTTAATTAAACTTCTTAACTCAGATATTAAAATATCAATTTGATCTTTCTTGCTCTCTGAATTTTTCACTATGTCTTTACAAAGACCAGAAAAATTCTTTCCTTTATAAATTTCAAAATTTAAGTCCATATATCTATAAATAGAAAAACCACTCTATTTGAGTGGTTTATTTGTTTTGTATTATATTTTTCCGTTATCAATGTAATTTTTCATAACTATATTTTGATATGATTTCATTTTATTGATAATTTTAGTAATTTGTTGTGTTTTACAATTACTTAGTTCTCTGATGTAAAGATATAGTGTTTTTTTATTGAAATTTTCAATTCTTTCGCTATTTCTAAATAATTCTATAACTGCATATGCTATATTGAGATCTTTTTGTTTGGTGAATATTTTTGTTATATTTCGTTCCCAATAGTTAATTAACAATTTCATAAACTCTTGTGTCTGAATAGTCTTATGATGTGCATCTTCTGTTTGCAAACAAACACTATCTTCACCTGGAGTTTCACTAATATCTACGTGTTGATTAAATCTTTTATAATTGTTATTGTTATGGAATATCAAGTAATTTTTAGCTACAATACTAAAATAACTAAATGCCTTACCTTTACCAGCTTCAAATTTGTGAATATTTGAAACCAAGTGTGCTACGGTTTCTTTTTGAATCTCTAATGGACTGTTGTCAAAATAAGTAAATTTAAATGTGTTAAAAATATTTTCTACCAATTTATCAAAGCTGTATTTTATACGAGTTTCGTAAATTTCATTTCTTTTTACGTTGTCGGTTTCGGAATTGTATTCGATGATAGCTTCTTCGGTTTTTTTAGAAAAGTAAATTTTTTCTTTTTTATTGCGACCTCTACGTTTTTTTCTTACTTCTGTAAGTTCTTCAACTTCTTTATTAATCGCGTCCAATTCATTAATTACTATTACATCTTTGCTTGTTATGGTGCGGGGTACATTGATCTCAGATAAATTTTTAGATTCATATGTAATGTCTAATTTTAATTTATTTACCTTTTTGGGTTTTTTAACTATCTTTTTTACAGATGTTATTTTTGTTGGCTTCTTTATTTTTTTATTAACACTTTTTACCATAGCAGATACTTTACGTTTTTTAGGATTTACTACTTTAGTCACTTTCTTGGTAATGACTTTACTTTTTTTTATTTTTTTCATTCAAGTAATAATGTCAAGCGTTGTCGGTTTCTTCTTCTTTTACTTTTTTATTCAAAGATTCAATGATTTGTTTCAAATCCGTGAAAAGAAAACCAACATCGTCATCTTTTTCAAATATACCACGGTTATCAACATCTTTCAATTTATTAAAAGTACTTTCTACAGAATTTTTAAAGTTTATAATCCAGTCTTCAAGTATATCTATTTGATTAAATGATTTTTTTAATGTGATTAATAAAAACACATTAGCTGATACGGATGCCAATAACAGTATTAATAATAAAATTTCAATCATTGTCTATAGGAGATTCATCATCTACTTCAACGAATTCAGATATGTAATCTAAAGCGTCATTTAAGGTTTTCCAACACGATTCATCGTATGATCTTTTGATCAATTTGTACAATTCTTTAAGCTCAGTTTCATCCATACTTATAACTACATATATATGGATGATCTACAAAACGAATAAAAAATTATTTTAATTGTAATTGTTAAAAACTAAACATACCTCTTACACCAGTTTTGCCTTTTCGTTCAACAACCTTCTCTACTATCTTTTCAACCTCTACTGGCTTCTCTATTATTTTTTCCACTGGTTTTTCCACAATTTTTTCCACTATCTTTTCAACCTCTACTGGCTTCTCTACTATCTTTTCAACAACAGATGGAGTCGGAGATATGTTTTTATCATTAGAGTCAACCGTATTTTTTTCTTGTTTCTTATATAGTTCGTAATTTTTGTCTTCCTCTATGTAGGTTTTATTGCTACTTATATTATATGCCAATAACAATATAACTGCAAGTGGATCAAATACTGTAATAAGCACTACTATGAACCATTTAACTACTGTTTGAATTGTAGTGTTGAATTGATCCGCAACAAATTTAAATGTGGTAATATCCTTCTTTTGACTATTATCCACTTTTAATTTGTAAATGTTATCATCTATAGAACTTACTTTGGTACTATAAGTTTTAATCTTTTCATTTTCCCCCTCCAATTGTTTGTTTAAATCCCCAATCTGATCATTAATTTGATTTTGAATATTTTGCAATTGTATTGGATTTCTTGCAATTAATACATTTGTAAGTACTTCGTTCAATCTAACCTCTTGACTACTTCTCAAACTATAAAGTTTTTCAATTGTCTTCTTAGTAGACTCCATCTTACTAAGTTCTTCTTTTTTCTGAGACTCAAGTGTGACAATCTTATTCATAGATAACTCAGTCTCCAATGAAGATTTTTGAAACGCAGCTGTTAAAAATCCAAATACACCTAGAGATGTAATTGCCATTAAAGCAAATACAGCAATTATCATATAGGTTCTCATTAATATATTGGCTTTATTCCAATATCTGAATAACCACGATGTTGTTACAAGTTTACCTAGTTCCAATGAACCAGCCATAATCATTGCAGCAATAGTTGCTCCTGAAAATAACAATCCAATACCATATACACTAAAATAGGCAGCACACCCGGCGATTAAAAGTGACGTTGCCATTACCAAATGATGAAATTTTATCATATCTATAAATATATAAAAATAAAAAACCCCGTTAATTTAATAACGGGGTTAATATAACCTTGATTGAATATTAATCAATCTTTACTTTTTTCGTGACAGGAATCGTTGGTTTCACCTTTAATAATGTAACCTTTAACAATCCATTTTCAAACTTTGCGGTGGGATTCGTTCGATCAATTTGATCTCCTAAAGTAAAACTACGTTTAAAACTACTATGCTTTAGTTCTCTGCGAATGTATTTTCCTGTAGACTCCTTATCATCCACGTTTTTGATCTTTTGACCACTGATAGTAAGTACGTTTTCTTGTACATCTACAGATACTTCGTCTTTAGACAAACCTGGAATTTCCGCTAGAATTTCCACACGGTCATTATAATCAATAACATCTACACGTGGATAACTTTGTTTTTCAAAAAAACCAACGCCTAATTCTTTGTTTAATTCTGGGAAGTGCGCCGCAAATACTTCATCAAATACGCGGTCAAATGGTGTTAAAAATTCATCACGATCAATGTGTCGCAATGCAAACGGACTATATTTTACTACTGACATATATTTACCTTTCTTTTTAATAATTCTATTGAACTTATTAACCTAATAGCCTCATTCGAGCACTATAGTGAATAACACATCCGTGTCATTCAACAATATATATAACCAAATTTTGAAAAATGTCAATATTTTTTATCCTACAGACGAAACTCCACCTGTTTGACACAAATTAATATAGTTTTCGATAGACACAATGTTATTGTTTCTTCTCAAGAACAATATGTAAAAGCTTGCACTACCCAATATTGAATTTGTTGTTACAACTGTATAAGTACCTGAAAATTGTCCCGATGCACCAGTGGTACACGCATAGTCTTGACCTCCGGCTGGATCTAATGTCCACGAAATGTTAATAGTATATCCGTCTTGAGTTATAGTAGAAGGTAATGTACAGCCTGAATTTGGCAAAGCATTAACAACCGCTTTAGCAAAAGTTTTATCTGCAGATGTACCTGTTTTGTAGGCAATTGTTACTACTGTTCTGGTTTTTATCTGTGTCCAACTCTCCAACATACTTGGATTATAACTAATACACCCAAGATTACTTGTTACAGGTGTAACCACTGGAGGTACTACCGGAGAAACCACACAAGAATTCTTATCAAAGTTAGCTATAATTTCACAATTTTGAGATTGAGGTGAATATCCCAATGGCAAAGTCAAACTCACAGAACCCTTTGCATTAAAAGTTTTTGGTTGAAGTGTGTTTTGATAATTAGCAAGTCCAAAACCAATGCTAATTTTACGTATTCCATTCGCTGGTATAGAAAACATTCCTGATGGACTAACATCAACAGTGTTAATCAATGCGTTTAATGATGTTCCATCTAAATTGGTCCAAGTAGGACTAATGGTTGCCAACATTTCCGCATTATTGTTATTTGTTATTATGAAACTACCGCTGTGTTTTACTTGTGTAGTTGCGGTTGGGTTACAAACTGGTTGAGTATAACCATCTCCACAGTCCAAGTAACCACATCTTGGTCCTGTAAATGATATATTTGTTGGAAAATTTCCAACAGTTGCTGGTGGAGACGTACAAGAGGATGCATTTGAATCTTGTGTACCCAAAATATAAAGTGTTATTTGACCAAATGTAGATGTGTTTTCAAATGCATATTCATAATTAACATTTGTTCCACCTAAACTAGTTGCTGTAACCAAACCTGTATAAAAATATCCAAGTGATCCATCAGATGTATTTGATTTTTGCAAAATCAATCCGTCAAATGTCAAAGTTCTATTGTATCCTAAGTTATCTCTGTAAGATATAATAGGCAAAAGTTGTCCACTCGATTTGTATGTTGTTATATTGGGATTTTGTAACAAACTATTTAAGTTATTTAATATGTTTGATAAATCAGTTATTTTGGTGTTTGTATATCCATTTGCAGTTTTATCACCGTTGATTTTTTGAAACAGTAGTGAACTTGCAGTAGGTAAATCTGCAGCGGTTATTGTGTATGTATAAGTTGTATTATCCGTTACAGTACTGGCACAAGTGCCTATAAACATACTGGACGTAAATGCATTCGATAAACAATCTTTTGATACCAATTTATAAGCTTTGGCATCTATCAAATTATAAAACAATTCGATGTTATCTCCTGATTTAGCATAAGAAAAAACTTTATTCCATCCAGAATCAACAATTGGAGTAGTAACATCGGATTTAGAATACAATGTATATTGATAAACTTTATCTTGTATGTTGTTGGTTAAAAAGTTGTTGTTTTGTATAACGCTTGGTGAATAAATTTTAACAGTTGCTACTCCTGTAGACGCAGCTACTTTAAAAGAACTGCTTATATAAGATGCACCATAAAACTCACTAAATTTTATTGGTCTTCTATTGTCTTTGTTTATAAACCCAACTCCCAAAGCTTTTGTGATATTAATCGTACTTGAATCGGTGGTGGAATTACCAATTCTATTTTCCATCTGGTAATAACTCTGTGATATAGAAAAATTACTTGATCCTGGATTATAAAAATTACTTAATAAACTATTGATAGATAAATTTTCACTATTGTTGGTTTCACTTTTAAAACTAAGCGGACCAAATCTATTTAATATATTGACAGGCATATATCCTATATATATTAAGATTTAATCTTATTTTTTAGTTCTTGAACTTCTTTGTTGAGTTCTTGAATAGATTTCAACAACAGTGCTATCAATGGATTATATTTTACAACTTTGTATCCCTCAAGATTTTCCATTACCAAATCAGGATACAATTCTTCAATTTGTTGAGCAATAACTCCGAAATCTTGTTTGCCATTAGACTTCCAATTGAATTCAATTGCATTGATTTGTTCCACTTTTTTCAGTGCATTTTCAATTGGTCTAATATTATCTTTAAGTCTGATATCAGATGTAGCAAATGTAGAAAGTGCAACTATATCACCTCTAACATCCAACTGTCCGCTTCCACTAACACGTAATAATTTGGTTTGTGAACTACCAGATGTAATTAAAAACACATTTGAATTTGGATTGTATCCAGATGGCCATCCAGTAGACCCACTTAAATGCAAATGTAATTGAGCATTTACGTTGTCGGAACTCACTATGTTTCCAACACTTAATAATCTCTGTCTTATTCCCAAAACTCCCCAACCAGATTTTCCTGATTGCCAAGTTACATCTTTGCCTGGTAAAGCTGATGTATTTACGTGAGATCCAGAATAATAAAATGCAAAATTAGCAGATGTTCTTAAATAATTGTTTGAGGTTTGTAATCCTATACCATATATGGATTGACCCGATGAAGAATTTTGAATCAAATGTTCACCTACAGCGGAAAATTGTAATGGGTTGTTTACAGTAACTCTACCTGAACCCATACTTCCCAAATTATTAATACTACTATTTCTCACCAGATAATTAGTAGATCCTATAGCAGTGCCTGCTGTCCAGTATGTAAATTGATTTGCAGTACCAGTGCCTGTTATGTTTCCTCCTGAATTCAAAGCATAAGAAGCGGTTTTAGCGCAACTAGCCGTACCATAAAATGCAACTTTTCTATTTGCGTTGTAATGATTTGATGCACTAATGTAACCCTTGATGCTAGCAGAAACACTTCCTGAGAAACGTCCTCTTGAAACACCACTAAAACTACCAGTTAATTTAGAGTTTTTACTAATCAATGAACCATATAAACTTCCACTGAAACTTCCACTAGCACTTGCTTTCTTAGTCAATATATAACCATAAAAACTACCACTCAATGATCCTGAAGTATTGGATTTTCCCGTTGTTAGTCCGTTAAAACTGCCGGTAAAACTACCTGTATTGGTACCGTTGAAGTTTCCACTAAAACTACCAGAGTGATCACCTTGAAAACTACCAGTAAAACTACCTGTAAAAGTACCACTTAATGTTTTTGCAGATCCAGAAAAACTTCCGGTATAAGATCCTGTTACAGATGATAAAAATGTTACAACGTCCCCAAATGTGCTTTTTCTGGAGTATAAATCGTTGGAAGAACCAGATTCAATTGTTAAAATTAAATCTTTAGACGTTAACGTACTGTATCGTACCAGATCGCTAACTTTTACTTGTTGTATTAAATTACAGGTAGTTGACATAATTACTTCCAGGCGTAAATTTTAAGATACCATTTGGTTGTATCGATATTATATTGACTTATTACACTGGTGCTACTGTTATAGTCGTAAACAGTAATGCTGGTATAAGTTGGAACAATTAGTAACACAGTGCTAGAACTCGAAACGATACTACAAATTGGTTTTGTTTGGTTATTGAAAAAAGATGTTACGTCAACTTCTTGGTTAATAACAAATCTTCCATCATTACTATTACATTTTAAAACTACTCGGACCAAAGAAGGTACAGCAGAAAATCCGTGGGAAAATGAAAGAACATTTCCAGAGGAATAATATGATATGCTATTACTATCAGTTGTGGTATTAAATAAAGAAGTGGTATATCCAGATATACCATCTGAGTTAGCATAATCTTTTAAATCAGATAAAGTGGATTTTCTAGAATATTTTGAACCACCTGTATTTTCAATAACCATCAGTTGATCTGCATCTTTGATACTAGAATAAGTTGCTAGATCGCTGACCTTTATTAGTTGTACATTTAAACTGTTACACGGAGTTGACATATTTTATAAATATAAAGTATTAAGAGTAAGAAGCTCCTATTCGATTAATAAGAATTTCACTGCCCATCAATACAATTGAATACAAGTCTCTAGACCCATTTGATGGATTTGATGCCGAACCACCTGGCCACTTTAAAGAATTAGGTGTACCGGTGCTCCACGTAAATGAAGTGCCACCGCTATTGTTATAAAAATACAAATAACACACCTTCTTTTGAGTCAGATTTACATTAAAAGTTTGAGATGCTGTAGCCGTTACATAGATCATATCATAATCATCAAAACTCAAATTGGTAGTTGCAGCTGCAACAGTAGCACTTACAGTTGTATAATCTTTTTGGTAATTACCCTTGAAAGATCCTGTGATAATAGCCGCATCTGTCTTGGAAATAATTGAGCCATTGTCAACTTTAATATTTCCATAAGAATACATTTTACTACCACTGATAGATCCATAAGCACGCATATCACCGCTACTGGATACATAAAATGTATTGGCAAAACTACTTGATCCATATTGTACTAATATAGCGGTTTGTTTGTTTTCTACTCCAACTGGAGCACCTCCCACGAATTTACCAGCTAATACCGATCCAGCAACGTTTGCGGCTTCATTGCTACCACTAAACATTCTGATTTGCAACTTAGCACGTAGATACTTATTTATAGAACCACTTGGCTCTGCTGGAGGAGTTACACCTATACCAACTGAACCATCTCTAGCAGCTGAATCCGTATTAATATATGGCCAGAAGTAAAAACCATTACGTATTTGTTTCAATGCGGCCATTGTACCAGATGAATCCGAAGTTCTCGATGTAATGGTACTATTTTTAAGATGATATGATCCTGTGGTAATACTCAATGTCAAACTGCCACTGGAAACGGATTGTATAAACCACTGATCTTGATTTGGATATCCAGTTGATCTGTTTTTATTTTGCAATACAAAACCAGCTGAACTTAATGTACCAGATCCTCTGTTTACTACAAAAAGATTTGACTGCGCATATTTAGCAGAAGCTGATATATAAAAATTAATTTGTCCAAACTCATTTTTATAAAATAATGGAGATGTTGTTAATCTATTGTTGTCAAAGTATGGTACAGCACTTGAACTATTCAAAGATCCTTTTAACAAATAAGAGGATGTTAATGACGTAGTTGAAGAATCAGCGGTTATAGAATGTAAAGCATTATCTACAGTTCCAAGTACAGTTGAAGCTCTCAATGCGTATGAAGCACTGGTAGTTCTTGTAGAATAACTACTGCTTATAGCTTTACTTGAAGTAAGTGCATAACTACTCGAAAAAGATGAATATTTTTGATTGCCATTATAAGAATAACTAGATGTACCATTTACTCTTAGGTTTGACCAAACTAAATACGAAGCGGTATCTGCGGTAGTTGACATACACATACTTGAGGTTTGTGCGTAACTACTGGATAAAGATGATAGTTCTCCATTTCCATTGTAAGAATAACTAGCTGTGCCTATAAATGATGGTGACTCAATATATACACTTGAATATACACTAGCTGCAGTAATATTGTTAAATACACTTGTACCAGTGGTAGCAGTAACATTGCCTGTTAACTTACCTTTTAAACTACCTGTGAGTGAGATATTACCACTACCAGAAAATACTCCTGAAAATCCATTTGCAGAATAAATCTTTGAACCAGATATGACATTTGGCACAGTAGTTCCAATCGGACTATTATTAATAGTTACCCCACCAATAGAACCGCCATTTATAGCTGCGTTGTCTATTTCACCATTTACAGCATATAAATTGTTATTTACATCTACATTGTTAAATGAACTTTTACCTATACCAACCGTTACATTGCCTAGTAAACGTCCTTTTAAACTGCCTGTTATACCAACACTAGCTGTGAGTTGTTCTATATTAAATGGAGTATTTTCAAGAGTTAGACCGTTAGGGTAATCTAAAACTGTTATTTGACTATTTATAGAATTTCCAGTAAACGTAATATTGCCACCGCCGCCAAGTGCTTGATTAACATCTATTGTTTTTGCATAGATTCCCAAAAACGTTGGCGCCGATGGATTGTATCCGATAGTAAGATAATCACTTACTATGGCTCTTTTAAATATATTTGGTACCTTTTGACTTATGACAGAATAGTTGTCACCTTCAAAACTTCTAAATGAACCCGTGTATGTATTATTTGGTCCTACAAAATTCAAGTTGTTGAATGTTGTTAGAAGATTTGCTGTTTTTTGTACAAAACTACTAACAGTAGACTTTTTTGTAGAGTTGCTACTTACATTTTGTATGATTAAATAATCATTATTACCGATAGTACCAGCTGTTAGTGTTGGTAATTCGGGAACAGTTCTACCTTGATTGGATACTATCGCCATAATATATTAATAATTATTAATCACCCAACATTTTTTAGTTTTTTTAATATAAATTTTACTAAACCGCTTCTAACAATATCATCTTCATCGAATTTAAATACATAAATTCCGTTATTTCTACTTTCTTCATCGTCAAAGATGTTCATCATTGGCACAAATCCACTTTTACCATTGATATCACTTTGATCGGGATCACCACATATAAACAACTTACTAAATTCTCCAACACGGGTAATTAATGTGGTCAATTCTTTCTTACTCATATTCTGAGCTTCATCAGCTACAATACATTTAGCGTTCCAACTCAAACCACGTAAGAAATTTATTGGAAAACCGTGAATACGTTCTTCTTTTTTTAACTTATCAATATCGTGTTTTGGCAATAATTCTTCTAATTTATCTATTAGTGGTTGAATGTAAGGACTCATCTTTTCATCCATTTCACCTGGTAAAAATCCCAATTTACTATCACTACTTTCTACAATACTTCTGACATATACGATTTCACTTACTCTTTTTTGGTTTATCAAATTTAAACCGGCTAATACAGATGTATATGTTTTTGAAGTTCCAGCTGGACCTGAAATGAAGACTAGTTTAGTTGTTTTATTTTGTAGTAAATTTAATAATTCAATTTGTTTTGGCGTAAGAGTTCGGTCATCAATTTTTATTGTTTCTCTAATTTTTTCGTTTTGATGAACCTTTGGGCTTGTGTCTTTTTTCTTGCTCATTTTTGTTGGTTAGTTGTTGTTTAATGTTTAAAACACGACCACAATGTTCATATTTCTCAGACGAAATATAATATTCGTAAATATTATTTAGATTATCTTCAAATGAATTGCGGTCTAATACTACTATGAAATCAGAATCTTTAAAGTTAAAGACCTCTATCGCATTCAAATTGTTGTCTACCGCATAACATATTGATGAAACAATTTGTTCCATCAATTTAATTTTATTAGATTTAATTAAACTCTCCATCTGATCATAATCAGATGGCAAAGTTAATGAAGAGTACTTATCTGTCATCATATATAAGTATATAACAAAAAATAAAGACGTTACCGAAGTAACGTCTTTTCATAACCAATTTATCTAACCTTTTACTTTTTCTTCTTCTTTTTAACAGGTTTGTCACTATCGTTTTCGACCGTTTCTGTTTGTGTCACGGTTGAATTTAATTGTTGTAACCTTCTGTTAGAAGCGTTTTTCCAAGAACGAATTGTTTCTTGAGAAGCATCTGTGTAAGTTTTGCCAAGTTGCAACAAATCCAACACTTCTTTCTCAGAACCAGCTGCTACAATTCTTTGTTTTAACCCAAATGTAGTACCACTCATTATTTACCTTTCGTTTCTACAATTTCAATTTTAGAACCATCCGGCCATCGTTTAATAATTGATGACCAATGTTCATACTCTGTTCTAGCCTCATCCTTGGAAGTATATTCCAAATCGGAAACTCTTCTACCGTCTCGTAGAATTACATACTTGATATTGTTATCTGTCAAACTATCGTTTTTCGCTGTCATACTAATTTATAATTTAATATTTAAATGTGGTAATATAACTACAGATTCTAAGATTACCAGCCTTAGAACATAACGTAATAATACATACAAAACACATATATGTCAAGATTGTTTTAAAATATAAATTGAATTATAATTATCCAAAAATCAATAAACCAGATATGTATCTAAAAATATTATGAGTGAAGTTACTAAATTTACAGAACAAGAAATGCAAGAAATCGCAATCGTTCAATCCAAATATCAACAAAAAATATTTGAACTTGGTCAATTGCAATTAGAAGAAATTGAACTAGAACAAACAAAAACAGAATTAACTGAACGTAGATCAGCTATTCTAACAGAGTGGAAAGATATTCAAAAACTAGAAGAAAACTTACTAAATAGTCTGGCTACAAAATATGGAGATGGTAGTCTTAATTTAAAAGATGGCACATTTAAGCCATCTCCAAAAGAACAATAATAAAAAAGCCGGTCTTAATTGACCGGCTTTTTGTTTTACTTAGTTGGATCACCTATAGAAGCATCTTCGACAATCGCTTTAATTTCATTTTCGATTTCTTTCATGCGTTCTTTGTAGCCAGCAGCTACATCTTTAAAATCTTTCTTTACATGCAAAAGATTTTCGGTTAGTTCATATACTTTCTTTTCGGCTTCAGCCTTTGTTAATTTAATATTACTCATAACTCTAATATATATTCAGTATATAATGAATGAAGTAAATTTTCAAGATATAAAAATTAAAGATCACCATATAACAATCTGGGCTGATAGATTTATTGTTTTAAGACACCCAGAAAAATGTGATTTATATGAAGACGAAACTTGTAGAGAGAAAATGTTGAATTATCTACAAAAAGAAGGATATATAGATCCAGAAAAATGCAACTGTTTAGTATTTGATAGTTACATTGACTTTGAACCGCAATAAAAAACCCCAAGCATAACTTGGGGTTTTAAAAATGGTGGAGATGGCGAGGAGTCGCACCCCGCGTCCATAAAAAATTATTATTGCCAGACTACACGCTTATATATTTTATATTGTTAGGGGTTAATAATGAAAAATATCTAAAAATATTACCCTTAAGATTTACTAATCTCTCGACCATTTACGCAAATCAAATATTTGGTCCAGTCCAATAATTTACACCCAACACAAATATCAGACTTCATTGTATTGAATGTGCAACAACTTAGGCTGCAAGGGCTACAACGTCATCGTAAGAGAAGTCATAGCTAACTACGTTATCTTCAGCAGTTAATGTTTCGATAGGTGTATTAAAGAGGCCAACTATCATCCTCTACGTGCCTAACAATAGATATTTATCTATGTCAAAACTACGCATCCCCATAAAATTTTAAAGAACTGAAATTGGAGCGGGTAGCCGGAATCGAACCGGCACATCGACCTTGGCAAGGTTGCAGGCTACCACTACATCATACCCGCGCTCTAATTAACAATATATATTAGTGAAATTTGTGAAATTTCAAATATTTTTTTAACTGACAAATTACATCACTTTCAAGTCCATAAATCAATTTTATATTATTCTCCAAAATAACTCTGGACAGTTTATATTCATCTTTTTTCAATTTAAATTTATTTTTTGGATCTAGGTAAATATTATATTTTGGTAAATAAAAATCCGGATAATATCTTCTTTTTTTCCCACATATGTCCGTCCAAATGAAATTTATTTTTCTATCTCTTTTCCATTCAATTGAATTATTATCCAACCATTTAGCTAAATTAACTTCCCAGCTTGAATCCATCCATACATCTTTATATTTGAATTTTTTATAATTCGTTTCACCGCCACAATTCGGATTTGCGGCAGAGTTTTGACTAAGTAATACCGATAAACATTTTCTGGAACAAGTTTTCGTTTCGTTTCTTTTTTTCGGAAACTTTATTTTACATATTACACATAATAGTTCTTTTTTTGGCTGACTCGCATAAAACTTTTTAAGCGATTCACTGG